GAAGATAGTACGTTATACGATGTATACGTAGAGACGGGGAATGTACCACCAAGTTGCAGTCAGATATTCGCAATAAGTCAGGTAACTACGGATAATGTTATATATTCACAAGAATATATGTGTCCTTACACTATTCAGGGAGATATTGACCAGATTCCTGCTGGAGACTACATATTGAAGTCTTGGTATATCGACAATGCTGGTAATATGATCAGTACTCAATTATATCAGTTCAGTATAATTGGAGATATGTACGTTCTAGTAGACGGAGACTATATTACGCTGTTATCTGGAAGTTGATGGATACATTAAAAAGAAAAATGAATGGTGTAAACAAGGTATACAATATTTACACCGAGGAAGAAGCGGGGTCTGAAGGATTACCGTTTTTGCACTGGAAGCTTGCAAAAGAGGGAGACTATGCGACTACAGATGACGGTTATGTAGGTTTATGTATTGGCAGAAAGAACTATACCGACAAAAATGGTCGGGTTAAGACCTTTGTAAGGCTGTGTCATGGAGCAAACTGGGCTGGAAATACGAATCGTATCGAATATATGGTCAATAAGGCGTTTGGAAGTTATTCGCAATCCAACCCCAAGTCATGGCAGCAGCGTGAATCCCGAAGAATACGTACCAAGAACCTAATCAATGCCTATGTCGGGCAAGCACTCTCAAGTAAGGGATTTAATTATGACGTATTGGGTAAGATATATCGCCCTGACCAGCAGAATCCATCGGTGACGGTTAAGAGGGTACTGAAACAGGAGTTTATCAGAGATATGATAGAGAAGAAACTAAAAGAAATCATGGAAGAGAAAGGTATCAGCAAATCCTCGGTAGTTGACACCCTGCTCGAAGCGGTCGATATAGCCCGCCACAAGCAGGATGTTACTAACATGCTCAAGGCATGCGATTATTTTATGGAGCTACTGGAAATGAAACCTTCTAAGAGAATAGTCACGGATACATTACAGTTAGACGTATCTAGTAGCATAGCGGATGCAATAGAATTAGAGGAAAAGTCTTTGCTGATGCGGCGGAAAGAAGAAGTTAATGAATCAAAAGAAGCAGATCAGCCCTGAAGATCAGTATCTTGGTGTTGATCCTCACAATATTATTAGAATTCAAATAGAAATTGCTGTAGAGGCATTGACCGATATTGCTTATGACAATTCTATGTCTAATGAGACAATGAAAAGAATAGCATATAATGCTATTAATGAATTAGAAATGATAGATGTTATGTATACACATGGATTCAAAGACTGAAAATATAAAAAAAATTAAGAGCAATCTGGTATTGTTCGGTAAAGTCTGTATGCCGAATATGTTTTCTTCAGCATCACCACCATTTCACTATGAAATATCAAAAAGACTAATGGATGAAGAAATAAAGCAGATAAACATTGTTGCTCCTCGTGGACACGCTAAGTCCTCTATCGTTGGTGGTGTTTTTCCTCTTTATCACCTTATGTTTCACGAGGGGCAAAAGTTAATTGTATTAGTTTCAAGAACACAAGACCATGCTATTAAATTATTAGGTACCTTGAAGGACTGTCTGGATTATTCTGGTAACTTCAGGAGTATTTTCGGTTACTGGGGACAGTATTCAGCCAAGCAATGGTCAAAATCAGAGATTGAGCTAAAAGACGGTTCCATGATTATATGTAAAGGTACTGGTCAGCAGCTGCGTGGTATTAAAAAGGGTAATCAGCGGCCTACGCTTATTATAGTAGACGATCCTGAAGATGAAAATAATACCAAGACCACCGAAGCCATGGAAGTCAACTTACGCTGGCTGTTGCAGAGTGCACTACCCTCCCTAGACCCACAGCGTGGCCGTATAGCGGTCATCGGCACTCCGCAGCACCAGCGTTGTATAGTAGAAACATTAAAAGAGATGAAGGGCTGGGAAAATATGCACTTTGCCCCTAATCTGGATAAAAATGAATCACTATGGGAAGAATGGCTTCCTATTAAGAAATTAATTAAGAAAAAAGAAGAGCTTGAATCAATAAACCGTGTATCTGTCTTTTATAGAGAATATCTGTGCCAGATCATCGGAGACGAAGATCAATTGTTTCAAGAAAAGTATTTTCAGTATTATGATGGAAAATTAGTTCATGGAGACGAAGGAGATGCTTTTATACAATTCAAAAGCATCAACGATGAAGATACAGATAAACTTTTGCCAGTTAATATCTTTATGGGGGTAGACCCTGCATCATCAACCAGAAAAACAGCAGACTATAGTACTATAGTTTCAGTAGCAGTTGATAATGAGAATAACAGGTATATCCTCCCTTACTACCGTAAAAGGGCTACTCCCATGAACCTTGCCAATCAGATCATAGAGCATTTCAAGATAATGAAGCCCTCTAAGGTGCGGATCGAGTCAGTCGGCTATCAGGAAATGCTGCGTGAGTATATACGGGAACGATGTGATAAAGAGAACATGTTTATCGCTGGTCTGGAAATAAAGGAAAGCCCTAGAACCAGTAAATCAGCAAGACTTGAAACCATGGAACCATATTTCGCCCAGAACAAGGTATATATGCTTGATACGATGGAAGAGCTTAGAGATGAATTGTTATTATACCCTAGAGCCAGACACGATGATCTTTTAGATGGACTCTACTATGCAATGAAGAATACCTATATACCGTCTCATGAAACTAGTGCCTTGGAAATAAAAGACGAACAATATATAACAGATGAAACTTTTGATTGGATGATCGCTTAAAGTATGATTAATTTACAGGGAACAATTATGACCTCGATTTCGTATAAGCAAATGTTGCAAAGCATATTTCCACATGCCAGAGATACATCCAGAGTCAAGACTAACCCAAGACTTATTCTCTAACTACAGCTCTGCACGTTCAGACTGGACAAAGCAAGCAGCTGAGGATGCAGAATTTCGAGCAGGGAAACAATGGTCTGATAAGCAGGTAAAGGCTTTACGTGCTAGGGCACAAGAACCTCTAGTTGTAAATGTAATCCATCCAGCGGTAGAGCAAGCAAAAGCTATGCTTACTGCAAACTCGCCAAAATTTCAATCTACAGGGCGAGATACTTCAGATACAAAAGTAGGCAGGATATTCTCAGACTTAATGTCATGGGTTTGGGACATATCAAATGGTAATACTGAACTAAAACAGTGTATTGATGATTACTATGTGAAAGGCATGGGTGTAATGATCTCATATATATCACCAGATGCTGATTTCGGTAGAGGGGAAGTATATGTTAAATCAATTGATCCATTCTCGGTTTACTTCGACGCTGATTCACAAGACCCATTCTGTCGCGATGCTAGTAATATTATAATAGCGAAACGTATGACAGAAAAAGAATTAATTGAGATATATCCAGAATTTGAAGAAAACATCAGACAATCCTCAGTAACAAGTTATATAAGTACAGTTGATGAGAATCGTTTTGGTATAATGAAAGAAGACGTTCTTCCCAAGCCCAGAAAAAATGAAATGATGGATATTGATCTTGAGCGTGAATTAGAAGTATTTGAGAGATATACTAAGGTAAAAGTACCATATTATAGAATATTCGATCCATTGTCGAATGAAGAAAAAATTATAGACGATCCTCAATATGCAGAATACAGAGAAGAACCAGCAGTTATATTAACTGTTTCTGGCGGAGAACAGCAGATATTCACAGACGAGCTAAATGTTTCCAAATTTATGCAAATACATGACGATATTGGCAAAGTATATCACTTAGAGGTCGATCCACTTACAGGACAACCAACTCCAGTAGCTGGTCGTGAGAATCGAAATTCAATACCGAAGAGCTATACTGCTATTGATCCTATTACCAAAGCTGAACTTATTGACAGCGAAAAAATTATGGTCAATAAAATAATGACTACCAACATAAAACAATGTATCTCGGTTGGTGATGAGTATCTATACTCTGTAGTATTGCCAATAGAGGATTATCCTATTGTTCCATTCATGAATAATCACAATAGGAATCCATTTCCGATCAGCGATGTGAGAACTGTACGTGGCTTACAGGAATATATTAATAAGCTGCGTTCTCTTATTGTCGCCCACGCCAGCAGTTCAACCAATGTTAAGCTGCTTATTCCACGCGGTTCGATGAATAAAAAGCAATTGGAAGAAGAATGGGGTCGCGCAGGTACAGCTGTAATCGAATTTGACCCAGAACTTGGACAACCAATTGTAGCTGGGCCAGTACCGCTGCCTAATGAACTATATAAGAATGAAGCAGACGCAAAGGCCGATATAGAGCGGATACTTGGTATTTATACATTTATGCAGGGAGACGTTGGTTCAGCCCCGCAAACATTTAAAGGAACTGTTGCTCTTGATGAATATGGTCAAAGACGCATCAAGTCCAAAAAAGATGATATAGAATATTCGCTCAATCAACTGGCTAAAGCAGTTGTTGGGCTAATGCAGTATGTCTATACATCTGAAAAGGTTATCAGGCTTATACAGCCTAATAATAAACCATTAGAGATAAAAATTAATCAAAATCTTTATGATGATGTCAGTGGACATCTGATTAAAAAAGTGAACGATATATCTGTAGGTAAATACGATATTATCGTTGTTTCTGGCTCAACTCTGCCATCGAATAGATGGGCTAGGTTTGAATACTATATGGAGCTCTATAAAAGTGGCCTTATTGATCAAGTCGAAGTTTTAAAACAAACCGACGTTGCTGATATGGAAGGCGTACTTGAAAGAGCTGGACAAATGCAGAAACTCATGCAACAGGTTCAACAGCAGCAGGAGCAGATTAAAAAACTAAAAGGTGATCTGCAAACTGCACAGCGTGAATCTATACATGACAGAAAGAGAGTTGAAGTTAAGGAGTTTGAAAAGAAACTGGCTAAAGCAGAAGCAAAAGCAGAAATGGCTACACAGCTGTATAAATCTCGTGCTTCTGATGAACTTGCTAAACTTAAAGAAGAAGTTAAGAAAGTAACAAAGTCAGTTGACAAACAAGTAGGCTTAAAAGAATAACAGCGGTTGCTGAAATAAACAAATCGCAAGGAGTGAATAATGGCTGAAACACAAAGTGCAGCAATAGAAACTGATAAAACACCGTATGGCTACGAGGTAGAAAAAGCGAATATTCCTTTAGAGGACGCTGAAATACCCGCAGGAGACGCAATGAAACCAGAGAGTTTCGATGTAGATGTAGCCCAACCGATGTTCAGTGAAACGCCTGTAGAAGGACAACAGGCTGAAAGCACGGAAAGTCCTGAAGAACAACCTGCAAAAGAAGACTCGAGTAGATTTGAATATTGGCAGAGTCAGGCAGACAAGGTAAAGAGCGAACTGTCAAATGCACAGCAAGAACGTGATTATTTTAAAAGTTTATCACAGCAGCAGCAGCAGTCAACGGTCTCCAGCGGACAACCTAATGGACAGCCCCAACAACAGGCGGAAGTTCAAAAGGATTCGTTGAAGCAACCCGTCAAACCAGAAAAACCAGTCAACTATAGCGAGGTCGATGCGTATAACGATCCTGAGAGTAAATCTTTCAAGTTTCGTTTAGAGAAGGAGAGATATCAAGACGATTATATGGGCTATCTTGAAGACAAGGACGATAACAGAGAAAAGCAGATGCGCGCTCAATATGAGTATGCATATGCTAAACAACAAACCACAATGGTACAAAACAATGCTATGTCACACGCTATTAATGGATATGGCCTAAGTCAAACCAAAGCTGGTGATTTCGTCAATTGGGCAAGTAACCCTAATAATGTCACAGTTGATCATCTTATAAAACTCTATATGATGAAAGATGCTCCCGACGCACGGGTAGAGCAGAAAAAACAGGACATGAGAAAATCTCAAGAGGTTTTATCAATGCCAAGGTCAGCTGCGGTTGAAACTGGTACATCTGAGTCACCTAAAAGCGATGAAGACCTGTTTAATGAAGGCTTACTCTCTTTAAGAAGATAAAAAAGGAGTAAATCATGGCTGCAACTGAAAAGTTATTAAAAGCCTCTGGTGTACTTTACGATGATCGACGAAATTTTTACGTTAGCCCTCAGGTTGTTAAAGAACTTTGGACTGACGTAGCGCCGTTTACTACGGTAATTTCGAATAGAGAACAGCGTAAAGTACCCGACCCGATTTTCAAAATGTTTGAACATCGGAATCCGTGGCAGAAGCAGTATTTCCTAGATAATGGTGATACTGACAATCTTGACTCGGACAATACAACCAATACAACCGTTACTGTCGATGGCGCTGTAAATTGCAATATTGACGATAGTCTGGTTGGTGCAATCTGTGAAGTATGGACAACTAGCTATGGCTCTAAAAAAGGTATAGTTAGAGTTGATTCTGTAACAAGTTCAACTGTTATTGTTGTTAATACATTGTGGACAAGTACTGGTAGTGACATCGCATTAGTTGATAATGATATTTTTGAAATTATTGGCAATGCACAAGGTGAAGGAACAACATCTCCAGATGCGTGGGCTGATGAACTTGATGTCGTATGGAATTCTT